AGGAGCGGGTGTATGACAACAAACAACCCCGATAGGGACAGAGAGCGCAAAGAGAAACTAAATATGCGTAGTCTAAAAACTCTGGTTGCAGAGGTTGATTTCTACAAAGCTAAGTTTCGTGGTGCGATGCCACCCAGCGTTCGCAATCGCATCTCAAGATTAGAGGATGTGATTGAAGTGAAGGGTGAAATTTTAAAAGAGGCGATGAAGAATGCTTAAAGCTATGATGATTATTACAATGGTGTCTGGTGCGACATATGAAGTTAAGTTGCCTACGATGGAACAATGTATGTCACAAAGATCACCTGTCGAATCGCAGAATGATGTGGCGAGTACGGCCTGTATCCCACGAACTGAGGATAGGGTGCCGTCAGAGCTTTTGTCACAGTTCATGGATATGTTTTTCATGTTAGAGGAACAGAGGAAATTTGATGACCCCTGCCCTAAAAATTTATGGCAGTCACCGCCCTTCGGTGAAAACTACTTTCCGCCCCAATCATAAATAAAAGTATGATTACCCTAACTGAAAAGGCGAGGGATTATATGAAGAGCGTAATCCTCAATGGGGATAAAGTAACGCTCAGCGTCACTGGTGGTGGGTGCTCTGGTTTTCAGTATGTTTGGGGATTGATGAATGACAACCCAGATGTTAATTGGTCAGAGCCCATTGATGACGTTTTGGTGGTTGATCCACTAGCAGAACTATACATACTGGGGAGCGAGATAGACTATGTTACTGAATTGGGTGGCTCGTTTCTGGCAGTTAAAAACCCAACCGCATCAAGTTCTTGCGGCTGCGGCGAAAGTTTCGGGGTATAACTATGTATGAGTACAATTGTAAAATCCTAAGAGTGATTGATGGCGATACGGTAGACGTTGATATTGATTTAGGTTTCGGTGTTTGGATGCATAAAGAGCGTATTCGCTTGTATGGCATAGACACACCAGAGAGCCGGACGAGAGATAGTGTAGAAAAAATATTTGGTTTCGAGGCGAAGAAAATGGTGGAGTCATGGTTGCCGCTTGGCTCAACTCAAATCCTAATAACTGAAAAGGATAAGTCTGGAAAATTTGGCAGAATACTAGGAAAGTTTAGAATATTTGATGGAAGAAATGACAGGGCAACAACGTTAAACGAGTGGATGGTAGAAAACCATTATGCCGTTGCGTATCATGGCCAGTCAAAGGAAGCGATAGCAAATGAACACTTACAAAACTACAAAAAAATTGTCGATACCGTTAATCTCACTGAAAGTGAGCTTGATATGTACATCAATTCTCGTAGTTAGTGCTTGTCTACCTCTAACTATTGTTGGTGGCGGTGTAGGCATAGTAGATGGATTACACAAAGACAGTAAGATTAAAGCGCTTGAGAAAAAAGTTCAAGCAATTGAGGACAAATTGAAAAAAGACGAACCCCAGCCATATGTGCCATCATATGTTGACATGGAGTTGTTCAATAAAGGATTATATGATAAATGAATTGGTGGATTGAAGAGTATAAGAAATACCACAGAGAACAAAATGATTATGGAAACGGTGGCGCACTCAAATTTCACAAACGACACATAGACGATCTAATTTTTGACACGAAAGCAGAAACCCTTCTCGACTTTGGTTGCGGGAAGGGTGATGTATATAAGGTTGACGATTGGAACTGGCCTATGCCTGCTCTGTATGACCCTGCGATACCAGAACACGATGAACTGCCTGATGGCCCGTTTCATGGTATCCTGTCCACGGATGTGATGGAGCATATACCAGAAGAACAGATACCAGAAATATTTGACCAGATATTCTCACGAGCAGAACGGTTCGTGTATCTGGGTATTGCAAATAACGAGGCGCAGGCTGTGTTGTCAGATGGCACAAATGCCCATGTGACTCGTAAGCCCGTGGAATGGTGGGCAAATCAAGTGGAGCTGCACGCTCCAAAAGAAGTGTACACCCACATAAAAACATATGGCGACAGCAATGGATATGTGATACTACATGAGGAAATATATTTAGAGTGGATGCTTGAGAATGTCTGACATTAGAGAGAAATATCGGTACGTTATTAAAAAAGTGAAAGACCTTGACGGTGATGCTGCAGAGTATGAGGACGCTACCTGTATCGGGTTGACAGAAGGGGCTGGGCGATATGAGGGCGTCATATACAAATATGGGAAAGTCTCCATACCAGACGAAAACGATTTAGACGAGGAAGGGAGCTTGCCTTTTCGATTTGAGTATGATATAGTTGATAATAATGAATTACCACAAGAGTATTTCAAGGATGATTTCTTTACGCTGATCGGAGACATTCTAGTGGACATTATTACCAATGAAGGAGCAACTTCAGTTGACAACAATTGAACAAACTATTCTAGCCAACCTAATATACAATGAACAATATACAAGAAAAGTCCTGCCATTTATCAAGGGCGATTATTTCTCTGACAGGACAGAAAGAACTGTCTTTGAAGAGATACAAAAATTTGTAGACAAGTATAATGATCTACCAAATCAGAATGCTCTAGAGGTTGAGCTGGATAGTCGTAAAGACTTAAACGAGGATGACTATAAACGTGTTTTATCTGTAGTTAAGGAACTTCAAAAAGACGATGATGTGATTTTTGATTGGTTAGTGGAAACTACAGAGGACTTTTGTAAAGATAAGGCGGTATACAATGCGATTGTGGACGGGATTGCTATCATTGATGGAAAGGATAAAAAACGAGGTGTCGATGCTCTACCTACAATTCTTACGGACGCCCTGGCTGTTGGTTTTGATAACCGTGTTGGTCATGATTATCTACACGACACTGATGCCCGTTATGAGTTCTACCATAAGGTAGAAGAGAAGATTCCATTTGATCTGGACTTCTTCAATCGTATCACCAAAGGTGGCCTACCACAGAAGACACTGAACATTGCCCTCGCTGGTACTGGTGTTGGTAAATCGCTGTTCATGTGTCACATGGCAGCCAACTGCCTGACGCAAGGTAGGAGTGTCCTATATATTACTCTGGAGATGGCCGAGGAGCGTATTGCAGAACGAATTGACGCAAACCTCATGAATATTTCTATAGACGACTTGCATCAATTGCCCAAGACGATGTACGACACAAAGATTGATGCCATTCTGAAAAACACCAAGGGTAATTTGATCATCAAGGAGTATCCCACGGCCTCTGCCCACAGTAATCACTTTCGAGGACTGATCAAGGAACTTGCAATCAAGAAATCATTCAAACCAGATATCATCTTTGTGGATTATCTGAATATTTGTGCATCATCAAGATTTAAGGCGAACGGAAATGTTAACAGCTACATGTATATTAAGGCAATCGCTGAAGAGCTTAGGGGACTCGCAGTTGAGACAAACGTCCCGATTATGTCGGCTACACAGACGACAAGAAGCGGGTTCTCCAATAGTGACGTTGGTTTGGAAGATACTTCTGAGAGTTTTGGTTTGCCTGCTACGGCTGACCTCATGTTTGCGCTCATTAGCAATGAAGAGCTTGACAATCTCAATCAGATTGCAGTCAAACAACTCAAAAACAGATACAACGATCCCACAACCAATAAAAGATTTGTTATCGGAATAGATCGTGCCAAGATGAAATTATCTGACGTTGGTGAAGACGAACAGAAAGGCCTGGCAGATAGTAATCAGAAGGAAGACCTGTTCGCAGGCCCTGTGTTCGATAAAACAGAATTTGGCGAGGAGTGGAAAGTTTAATTATTTTAAGGCAGCAGGGTTTGGTTTGTAATCACACATAATATGTGATGGATACACACCGGCCTGTTTGTTCCGTATGTTAATTTTGAAAATGTATAATTTTGTGACAACTTCTATGTCAATTCTCTTTGCCTCACCAGGCTTTGGATATAATATTGTCACACTCTGAACCTTAGCTGAATCCATCATCCGGCGTCTGCTCATTTCATAAAATTCAACATTCTTACCTTTTTGGTGAACCATCCAATAACCGTATCCAATACCTGTCACTAACATTTGCAATAGTGCTCTCATGTTAGTTTTTCTGGTCGCATTTACTCTTTCTTTTCTGCCTCTTTTCTTCGCTGTCTTCTTGTCATATTTGGTAAATACGTCTATAAATTTCTTTTCATCCAAACCAAACATATCAAGAACCATTTTTGCATCTTTATTTGTTATTCTGCCTGCTTCAAATTGATCTGCCGTGAAGATAGTGCCCACACCAGCGTTGAAGAACGTTACTGTGCCACCAAATTTAAGTGACAAATAATAGGGTGTCCCATCGCCTGTCACCGTAACATCTGTGACTTTACTACCAATATTCAACTCTCTACCGCCTACGAGGGCGCCTATATCAGTGAACTCTAATGGCCTTCTGGTATTTGCGCCACCGGCTAATACCACTTGAATATTATCGTGCT